GATTATTCTAAATTAGATAAAGATCAAGACTCAATGATAGGATTCTAAAATGTCAAATTACTTCAGCAAAATTCCAGACTTTGAGTACGTTAGCAGATTACCGGATGCTAAGATTGGTGATTATATTGTTGTAAAAAATTTATTTAAAAGAGGATTTCTCAGAGAAGATATTTTTCAGAATCTAGCAGTCTTTGAGAAATATCAAATCAAAGGAAATGATAGACCTGATAATGTTGCATTTGATTTTTATAATAATTCAAACTTAGATTGGTTAGTGCTTACTTGTAATAACATTTTAAATGTTCAAACTGAATGGCCATTGAGGCAAGACGATCTTGATAGATTTTTATTAGATAAGTATGGTAATTATGATACTTTGTTTAATGGTGTGCATCATTATGAAACTGTAGAAATAAAAGATACAAATAAAGTTACAATCTTACCTGCTGGTATGCAAGTAGATTCTGATTTTTCCATCTCATATTTTGATCAAAATTTAGGAAATGTTGTTACTTCATCTAATGTAAAAGAAGAAGTAACAAACTATCAATACGAAGATGACTTACAAACTGATAAAAGAAATTTATTTTTACTAAAACCAAGATACTTAAATCTTGTTCTTGACGATCTTGAAGATATGATGTTATACAAAAAAGGTTCCACTCAGTATAAGAGTGAAACCTTGAAGACTGCTGAGGATATTAGAATCTATAATTGATCATTCTTCAGCAAGACGTTGGAAGTATGACAGAGCATCATCTTCATCTTCATTACTCTTAGTAGGAGTAATGTCTGGTGCATTAAAGTCTGCACTCTTATTAAAATCGGGTTTGAATGAACCACGATCATTATCTTCACCATCTACCTCTTCATCAATACGTGCAGGAGCACGCTTCTGACCAAGAACCATCTGTAAACGATTTTGTAATTGCTCATAAGACTTGAACTGATCAGATGCAGTCAGTGCTGTAAGAGAATATTCTTTATTCCATAAAGCTTCTAGTGCATCGTCATCATCAAGTAATGGTTCGATAGAACCAAACTCAGAAGAATCATAGTTCCAGTAACCTGCAACCTTCTTGATCTTCAACTTGAAGTTAGCACCTTGCCAGAAGTCAAAAGGATTAATTGGAGTCTCGTCTTCAAACTCAGGTTGCATTGCTTCCATGACCTTATCAAAGATCTTCTTACCAAACTTATACAGGAAAACCTTACCTTCGTTCTGAGGGTTTGCTTTATCTTGCACAACATAGATGTTGCTATAATAAGATAGTTTGCGTTTCTGCTTACGGACAATTTCTTTGTCAGCATCAATACCAGTGTTCCAGAGTTCACGATTGTGTTCTGAAACAGGATCTTTACCACCAGTAGTGGTTAGTGAGTTCTCAATATACCATCCACCAGGTCCTTGGAAGGCATGAGAGTACATCTTTGCCCATGGGAGATCTTCTCCGTCAGGAGCAGGCAAGAAACGGATCACGGCATAACCATTGCCGGTCTTATCCATTTCGGGTTTCCAGAGACGTTCATCGCCACCTCCGGATGTGTTGTTCATCTTCTCTACTTCCTTCACCAGTTTAGAGGTGAGTGAACCGAGAGAGGATTGTTTCTTAAGATTAGAAAAAGACATTTGGATTTTGTTTGTATTTGGCTTTTGTGGACTTCGTTATTCTACAGGTCTGACCCTGTGTTGTCAATCTGCTGTTTCATTATGTCAAGCATCTTTGACATATTACCAAAGATGACATTCATATCAACGTCGGGTGGCATACCCATCATGTTAGCAGATTCTACAATTCTGCGCTTCACTTCTTTTGCTTCGGGATCATCAGATAAACTCAAACGAGCATAGAGAACTTTTTGTTTATCAAGAAGTCTCTCTAACATCGCAACATGAAAAAATTTTTCCTCCCTATTCATAGAAGGAAAGTTGAAGACATTTTTATAAACATCTTCTTGCAACTCACTAATTTCAGTCATCTCAGCGCGGACAACTTCTGAATCAAAAAAACTCATTACCCTACCACAACCTCTTTAAGAATTTTCTTATAACGAAATACATCGATATTTAGGAACGGAGAATATTTTTTCATTTTCATATTGACGGTTTCCCACACTGGATCTTGTAACTTAGAATTAAAATCGTTTCTAAATCCAAGTATTTTATCTAAGATTACAAGGGTTTCAATTGATATCTCACCACTTAAATATTTTTTAAGGACAATTGGATGACCTCTTTTAATATCAAAACAAGAGTCAAAACTTTCACCAGAAAGAATAGTCTCAACTTCCTCTTTGAAAACATATGATAATGATTGGGTTCTCTTTTTCCATGAAGTATATCTACCTTCACCTTCACGAATCATTTCACCTATCCAAAGCTTACTTGGATCTGTGCAGGTAATAAAGTTGGAAATAAAAAACTCAATGACTTCTTTGTCTGATTTATTTCTTGCTAGTTTTTCAAACCAGAATCTATCTTTTCTTTTATAAAAAGATTGAACAGTAGCACGACTCTTACCACAATACTTATGATAGTCATACTTATCTTTCGTGAAGTGATTCTTCAACGATAGGTATTGTTTGTAGGCATCAAAAGGCATCATGAAAAAGTAATAGGGTCAAATTTTTGCCGGGATTTTTTTCCCACCAAAAATGAATTATAAAGGCAATTTTGCCCTGGAACTTCTCTTTAAGAAATTAAGTTCCATAGCTTCGCACTTAAGTTTTTCCTTAAGTGGTTTGGGAATTAATTTTGGAACAGACTCAACATCAATACTATTCTTTTCACAAAAGTGAACAACAGCATCGATGTAAGACATACCTGGATTTTTTTGCACAAGAGTTTCTATTTCATGTGCGAAACGAGATGGGCAATAGAATTTACTTTCTAATACTTTTTCTAGTTCATTCTCCATTCTCGGACCTAAGATTGTGAGATACAAATTTTTTAATATAGCGAACCAATAACTTAATATAATCCCCTTTGTTTCTTTTGTCAAATACCTTAACCTCACCACCAGGAGTAACCATGATGGTGATAAGTTTTTTGACGGGGATACCAGTCAGTTCATAGTATGCAGCAGCATAGAAAGTTTCCTGAACAAAATAGTTCTCTAGCCACTCTTCTGGTTTAATCTTTTCGGATGTCTTAAAATCGATGACTGCAAGTTCTCCTTCATACTCTCCGATACAGTCAACTCTACCAGCCAATCCAAGATACTCTGAGAACAGAGTTCTTTCTATAGCGTGTATGTTATTTATCTTATCCAGGTATGGTTTAGCATGATGAAACATAAACTGTGTGAGAGGACGAAAATCATCCCAGTTTATTTCATTGTTCCTCATATACACTTCAACTGCTTCATGGAAGTCTGTTCCACGGGTAGTTGCTTTCTTTGTAATACGATTTGCTTCTTCTATACCAACTCTCTTTCTCCACTTAACAAAGATTTCTCTATTATAAAAAGAAGTTACAGACGTAATAGAAGGCACCCAGTCTCCACTAGGAACATTGTAGAGACGGATGCCATTCTTATTTTTGCAGTTTAATTCAATGTCACCTAAGTAATTATGATGAATAAAGTTCATAGACCAAGTTCGTTTTTAGCAAGTAGATATTCTTTACAGAGACCAGAGCGAACGATATCTTCAATACCAAACTCAATGATATCCATTGAAGGCATGATACGTAAAACTCTCATGAAGTCTGCGATACCATTCCTCTCATTCTGTTTTGTCAAGTCAGTCTGAGTAGCATCACCACAGAACATAATCTTAGAGTTTTCACCAACACGGGTGATGATACTATCAAGTTCATGATAGTTCAAGTTCTGGAATTCGTCAACAATAATAACAGCATTATCAAGTGTAGTGCCACGGATGAATGATGTAGACCAGAAACTAATCGTTGTCTGTGCTTTAAGATTGCCGTAAAGCATTTCAAAGTCTGATTCCGTAGGCATTTCAAACATATACTTTACCATATTCTTATATGGAATTTGGTAAAGAGAGGATTTATCCTCATGGTCTCCGGGTAGAAACCCAATTTCTCTTGTAGCAACCAATGACCTTACAAGATAAATTTTCTCATAAGGAGACTTAGTATCTAATACATCTCTTAGTGCATTGTATAAGGTGATAAAAGTTTTACCCGTTCCTGCCGCACCGTAAGCGACAATGTTTTGATCATTCTTGTAACAACGAAAAAGTTCTGCTTGATTATCTGTGAGAGGATCTATTGTCCTCATCAGATCTAAATTAATAGGTTTTTTTCTTTTCATTTGCTTATTACTCATTCCGAACGGTACGGGCGTCTTCGATCTTTTTGCGGGCATAAGATTCAGAGTGGTTTTACTGTGGATCCTGGTTGTTTTGATACCTGATGTAATACATCATTCCACCCCGGATGAGTCTTCTTCAGTTTGTCTTGGAAGTCTCCTACTTCCCCGATGCCAGGAAATGTAGTTGGATCGGAATAATCTCTATCCCACTCAGGGTTATCCGTCTTCCATTGATCCCAATCGTGAATACTCATAGCAATTTCTTTTTGTTCACCTGTCTTCTTATTGATAATAGGATACGTAGCCATAAATTACATCACATACAACAATATTTATTATACCCACTCCATTGCTTCAGCAACGGCAGGGAACTGTTCACAAAAAACACGCTTGGCATCCAATGCAATGTCCATATGCTCCTTCTGTGTGCCGTTTGAAGAACGCAAATCGATATAATGGATCCATGACCTGACAGAACCCGTCATGTAGATTTTGGTGGGCACAGCGAGGGGAAGCACAAACCTTGCACACTCCTTTGCAATAGATGCATCAAGCATTTCCTGATACAGTTTCATTCCTTCCTCAAAGTGTTTTTGCATTTTGATTTGGAAGTCTTGACGGACAAACGGGTCAATGTCATCAATAGAATTCTGACGATTCTTGGTGTCTTGTCTGCGTAGTTCAGGTAGAGGGATCGTCTCCGCGAGTAAGGAACTATCAGCATAGCGTTGTGAAAATTCCTGATATGTAAATGAACGATGACGAAGCACTTGAGCTGCGATACCCCTTGTAGTATTCAACTCTAACGTCATATATGCCTGCTCAAAGATGCTCCAGTGCTGATGCTTCACACAATACTTAAGCAGTCCAGAGAACTTCTCATTGTCCTGGTTGTTTGGATTACTCACCCTGGCACAGTATGCCATGTGCTTCTCCGCATCAGGAGTTACACTAATTAGATTTACGCTGTTCTCTTTCATCTAGTATCTCGTTAATAATGTCCTTTAGTTCTTGTCTTTCTAGATTAGTAAAGACATTTC